CTCCTGTCATTCGTGCAATCTCATTACGCACTTGTCTTGGATAGACAAACTTGTAAAAATAGGCATCTTCTTCCGTGGGAACATGACTCGTTGATAGTTGAACCATAGTTCCAGGGCTTGTAAATGCCTCTCGTCTCATTAATAAAAATCCGGTGGCAACGATAACACATAGGCCGAGGATCACGTGAAAGACGCTGGCTTTTCTCATCTATTCTCTCAATGATAGTTTTAAACTATACGGGATAGAATATTTATGTTAATATTTATAAGCCTCGAGGGAAGCCGACAAGGTTAGCACCGAGACCGAATCCAGCGCCCTGTCTAGCAGTTACACCAATGGATGGAGAAACGAGATCCAAGACAGCGAAGACGGCTGCAGCGACGAGAGCAAGAGTGACAATCTCGTCGAGAGGGAGGTTCTTTCGGGGAATGAAATAAGCGGCACCTGCAACAACGAGGCCCTCAATGAAATACTTGATAGCGCGGTTGAAAACTTCGTAGATATCCATTTGTCCTATATTGATTCATAAGAAATTTTGTGGCAGCGTTTTCTGAACGTTCAAAGCTTCAAAGGTCTAAAGGCTCGTAATAACACAGTATAGAAATGTCCTCAAGTGAAGAACGTGAGAGCTTTTTGAATGATGATCCTGAGATCTCGAGTCAGCGCTGGGCTCTTCTTAGTTTTATCAGCCCTGAAAATGTTTTAAACCGGAAGGATCCATTCTTTTTTTCCGCTTTCGTTCGTCAATATGAGTTTCACATGCGTGTCAAGACAATGGAGTCTTTCCTCGTAAATACAGTTAAGTCAGTGAATGAAAGTCTTGATAAGGAGGCAACAAGACTTGAGGCATTGGATCTGAGTGGCGCAGCCGCCGAATGCCGGAAATCAACCCTTAAGATTGATTCCTATATCCAGGACTTCCAGGAGTTTGTTAAAACAAATCAAAAGGAACTCATTGAGTCAAAGATTCACGATGAATACACTGAGTTCATGTTCAAGAATGGAACAAAGCTCGAGGATGATTTCTATGCCAAGAATGATTTCCGCACAACTGTGCGTGGTTTGAAGATTCGTGGCTCATACAGCACAAAGGAAGAGGCGGAGAGTCGTGCCAAGAAACTCCAAAAAATGGATCCGGATCATAACATTTTTGTGGGTCAGATCGGTAAATGGCTGCCTTGGGATCCTGCACCAAGCGCCATTGCTGACCATGAGTATGCTGAAGAACAACTCAATACCCTCATGAAGAAGTATAAGGAGAATGAGGAGCAACGCGATGTCTTCAATAAGGAACAACGTGAACGTATTCGCAATAACAGTAAGAAGAATGTTATGAATATGTCTGGCTCATCCGTAGAGTCTGAGACGCAGGAGGATTCTAGTATTCCATCTCTTGGAACAAATGCTTCTGAGTTTTCAGGAATGTTCAGTGGACCTGCTGATCTGGCGATTTCACGCAAGATGGAGAAGTCGGAATAAAAACGCTATTTATTGAGGAAAAATCGGTATACACTTATTTGTCTGACAGAAGGAACCCTCAGGGCAAGTAACACCTACACAATCTGGTTTACGAGAACCAGTATTCATAAAATCCTGAAAGGGTTCATAAAACTGAGGAAATGATTCTTTTAAGAACGGAATAATAATCAAGACTCCAAGTAATACCATTGCCAATCCAATCACACCATATCCTACAAGAGGTGAACGTGACATTTCTTCTTTTAAGAAGATAGTTTATTTACTATATCCCTCAGGAAGAACGGGTAGACCGGAAGTGGGTGGTAAATAAGGAGAATCAAGTGTATCGCAATATCCATTGATACATCGTGTGCCATTCGCACAAGGGGGCATATCTACACCACACCGAACACCTATTTTACTATGAAAAGCCTCTTCCACACGTCTCCATGAATCGAGACCCAAAAGAATACAGGCAGCCATTAAAATAAGTAACGCAGCTATGATTTCATTCCAATCCATTTGATAAGGCTCTAGTATTTACGGACATTAATCTGAGGTCCTTTTAATCTACGTGCGGCCGTTGGATCATATGCTTCATCTTCCTCTTCACCACGACCCTTGTAATACTGCTCGGAGTGTTGCCAAAACTCGGGTGCACCAATACGGAAATCACTGTGCATTTCCGCCTTATACCAGAAAATACAATCCTCAATCTTATTTGACTGGCTTGTATTATCTATCACAAGACATTCATAGTTTTGTGTGCACTGATCCATGACTTGACAGAAGAACTCAAAGCTAGGAAATGCGGATCCATAGTTATTAAAAATACGCTGTCTGTTTGTCAAATAAGGTTCTCTCAGAATAAACACAAAATCGACATTGGTTCGCAGAGCAGGCTGAATACCCAAAGGATACTGCATCGTGATTAAAAAGAACACCTTGAGCCAACGTCCGTTCATGAAAAGATAGCGAATATTTTTATCGTGTGTCCATGAATCGTCATACATACAATCATCTAAAATCATAAATGAACGCGGATCAATGCGCGAGGCCTGACTCGGATTTATAGCGAGTTCCCTTTGAATCTTCGCCATCATCATCTTTTGACGCTTACAAAAGTTCGCAAGAATCAATGCACTGTATTCGCCATGAATAAACAATGGAGGAATCATTTTGCTGTAAAAACTATTAGACTCTTCTGTGCCTGAAATCACAGTGCCCAGTGGCATATCTTGATGGTGAAATAAGAGATCGCGCACAAGAGTGGATTTACCTGTTCGTCGACGACCAATAAAGATAGCCACAGCATCTTGGGGTATACGTTTCATATCAAACTTTTTTAAACCGACATTTACTTGCTGTTGTGTGGCCATTTCTATAAAGGCTGGAAACAATAGATTTTTGCGTTAGTAAACGCATATGATATGTCTTGACTCGTGGAAGAATGATAGGCTCTGGGGTATCGTCTATTAAAACGGTTAATGCCAAAGTGTATCCTCAAGAGGGATTTCACAACTTGAAGACTGTATATCCCGGTATGGAGTCCTTGTGTTTACCCATTTCTTCAAAGGAAGGTGAACAAGCTTGGATGGATCATGCACATCGTTTAACACATGTTCATCCGCATACGACAGGTCGTTCATGCCCATTGACCTTTAGCATTGAACGTAATGTTACAGAATCCGGAATAGACATAATGGATGTTTCAGGCTTCCGTAAAGTCACACATATTCTTGATCCTGAAGTATGGTTAAAGAATCAATATACAATACCCACTGTCATCCCTGAAACAATCACACCAGAAACCTATGGAGAGGCTGCTTGGACTAAGATGAATGATGTAATGAATCATGCATATATCGAGACACTGGCCGCATTTGCATTAGGAAAACTCCGTGAAAAGGATGTTTCTCCGCATTTCCATCTTTTTTACGGAGCCTTCACGGGCATTGCCGATACATATACCTATAACATCACTGACACCTATATGACCTATCGTGCCTCCAAATGGTTCTGGGATAGTCATGCTTCAGAACGTTTTAAGATTGGATTTGACGAGGAGGTTCCTGAGGAAGTCCGTCAGTCCGTATGTGAGAAACCTGAAGATGTATATGAAGACTCAGATAATGAAGATGTAGTATTAGTCGATGAATCGATCAAGACCCCAGTGATTGATGAAACTGCATCTTTAAAAAGTGCAGAGGATGATGATTTTACAAAGAACTCCGATTCTGAAGAGGATGAGGAAGAAGACGATGAAAGTGATGATGAGGAACCACTTACGATTTATGCGGAAATCAAGAACTTTCCCGTGATGACAATTTTCACAGAAGTGAGTGAATCGACAATGGATAGTTTATTGGACGACTATGAAGAAGTGGGTGCTGAACCAGGTGATGATAAATGGGAACTCATCTGGACAGCCTGGATCTTCCAAGTTGTGGCCGCATTGTCTGCTGCACAAGGCATTTTTTCATTTACACACAATGATCTCCACAGCAATAATATAGTATGGTCAACCACAAAGGAAGAGTTTTTGTATTATAAGACACGAGTAGGAACTGTCTATAAAGTTCCCACTTACGGAAAAGTCTTCCGTATTATTGATTTTGGTCGAGCCATTTTCAAGATCGGAGATCGAACCTTTTTTAGTGATGATTTCCGAAAAAATAATGAAGCAGATGAAATGTATAACTTTGGCGAACTCTACGATGAAGAAGAATGCGAAGTCAATCCAAATCCTTCCTTTGATCTGTGCCGATTTACCGTTAGTATTTTTGAATCACTCTTTCCAGAAACTCCCTCCTTGAAGAAAAAGGCGAAGATTCTAAGTTCAGAACCTGGTCTTATCGTCCGTGAAACTGTGTCGCCATTGTATAACTTACTTTGGCAGTGGTTGATTTGTGACGATGGTCATAATGTTTTGATGAATCCGGATCGATCGGAGAGATATCCTGATTTTGATCTCTATAAGGTTATTGCGGCGGAAGTGCATGGAGCTGTGCCATCGTTTAATCTCGACGATGAAGCATTTCAAGGATTTATTTTACATAATGAGAAAATCCCTACTGTAAAAATCTATTCACTCTTTTGTTAGTTTATATAGGCTTCAGAATGAAACTGTTATAAACTTACTTTCGGTTGTTACGAGTCTTTCTTGATTTTGACTTACGATTCTTTCTTGACTTGCGGTTCTTTCTTGTATTGCGTTTACCACCGACAGGAATCGGTGTGGGCCATCCAATACCACCAGGCCAACTTGTCCAGACTTGTGCAGGCATTTCTAGTTAGTGTCCCTAAAAACGTGCTGGTCCAATCTGTAGGTCGGGGTCCATCGAAGTGGAGCCGCCCACTTGTTTTAGTGTATCAGTCATGAAGGATACACTTGGAAGATATGATAAAACATTTCCTACCGATTCAGGAATGAGTTGTAAAAGAAATAAAACCATAATGGCTCCAATGAAAAAATCACGCACAAGACTCTTAAACTTAGGAACTTCATTCTCACGAACATATTCGGCTACACCACCTAACGCACTTACCGCAAAACCACCAAGAAGGATTCCATAGATCTGATTCGTATTCATCCGGAACCTATATCTGACGCCTTACGTGAAAAAATCTAGAGCGTTTCAAACTCACTTTCATTTAGTTGTATATCTTCACCCAACACTTCTTCAAAATCATCCAGTGGTTGTGGAGGACTGGATTCATCAATCTCAATGGACTCAGGTGCGTGTCCATACTCATCATCGTCTTCGTGATTCGCCATACGAATCGTGCTTTGATCTGGATCTTCTGAATCAAAAATCGCATCCATATTTGTAAAGTTCACAACGGAGGGTTCTGTATCGACAACAAAGGTGGGTGTAACAGGCATACCTGAGACATCAGTTGTTACAGGTATAGTGATAGGGACAATCGGTTCTGGAACAGCTTCTGGAATAGCTTCTGGAATAGCTTCTGGAACAGCTTCTGGAACAGCTTCTGGGATAGGTTCTGGAACAACTGGAACAACTGGAACAACTGGAACAACTGGAACAACTGGAATATCCGAATCCTTTTCTTTTTCTTCCTTTTTTAGTGTCTCTTCTTCCTTTACGAGAGGCTCAATCGATAGATCTTCTGTGGCTTGACCATCATCACCATCCTCCGTAAGATATTCCTTCAAAATACTCTTAACCGGAAGCATTCCACGAATCGATTGTAAAACTCCTTCTTGAAGAAGTTGCTCAACCTGTCGTAGATTCTTTTGTCTCTCCACGGAGGTTCCCTGATCCGAAAACAAATAGGCATTCGACCACAAGAGTCTTGCACATTCAGACATCGTGCGATGGAGAAAATGCTCCAGTTTAGGAATGGTGATTTGAAGTTTCTTTTGTTTACTCGTGAGGCGAATCGCAGATAATACCTTTGTATGTGCAATAAACACCGCTGTCAAAATCTCCTCCATATAATCACACTTTGTCGCCGTAATGATCTTTTCCGTTTCACGTTGAACTTTATCAACATTCCAATCGGGAAACATCTTTAATGTATCTTGAAAGACCCAAAGGACTCTTTTTGTATCCTTTTCGGTATCCTTCGTCGACTCCAGTAAATCTAAGAAATATCCCTCAAGAGCCGGAACTAAATAGATACATAGCTGGCGCGTATATTCCGCCTTGGCTTCTCCGTATACGCCGATATTATCAGAACCGTCCATATCTTTTGTTTCCCTCGTTCTTTGAGATAAATCTTTTACGCACGAACCTCAGGCTGAGACAGCAACCAAGCAATCTGTGTCCATGCCGAGGCCCCACTACTCCAACGTCGTAGAGCCTCAAATCCATTCTTATTCTTATGTGTTGTCCGCACAAGTTGTTTCAAAACAGGATTGGGATCACCTCCAGCATCTTTATAACGAGCAAGTGATACCAGATCCGTAGGGAATGCCGCCTCATCCACTTTTGTCTGAAATCCTAAACGTGATGCTATACCTGTCAACAATGTATGTCTATACGATATATCGGAGTTCATTCGTTGTAAAAGGCATCGTGAAAGAACGGGGGCTGAGAGTTTCGCAGGATCACGAACCTCCAAAATACAAGAGACATCAGGTGATCGTGTATCAAGAATACGACGGAGAAACGCTTGTGCTTCTTGTGTCAAATCATCTGCGCCTTCGATCCAAATGAGAGTGCGTTCCTGTGATCTCACTTGGGCAT